TTAAAAAGTAGTCGATGCTACTGATATAGCTCCGACAAATGCAACTATAACCGCTATAATAAAAACAAGTCCAATAATCATCGTCCATTTTTTGATGCTATTTATCTTTTCAATATGAGCGTACTTAGCGTTTAATTCGATTAGCGGACCGAATTCTTCTTCTATTTTTTTTAATAAATCTACATCGCTTAAATCTTTATTTTCCTTTATGGTCTTTTTAACTTCTTGAGCTAATGGGGAGTCGCAGTTATAGCTGCTACCAGAAGTAATCAGATTGACATAGCTATAAATAATTTCTCTTGTTTCCATGTTTTGTTGTTTTAAGTTTATATATAACAGTAATATTACGTAAGTTAGCTTTTATAACTTTGTTTTCTGTTTTCATGAAGCAATGAGCTTTAATAACAAAATGATTATGTTTTCCCAGCCGATGATCTCTTTGAGGTGGTGGAGGGTTTCGTAGGTGAGAAGCCTTCTCCATAATCTCCATATGATTCGGAGGTAAAAGCTTCGGTGACAAGGCTAGCCGCAGTTGGACAATCAGACTCCTTATCCTGGGATTCTAATTGGCGGATACGCTCCTTTAAACCACCGATTTCTTCGATGAGGGCTTTGTTTTCTGCTTTTTCCTCTTGATACATCTTATATATAATAGATTCTTCTATTGGTGATATTGGGGTAGCGTTTGGGGTATACCCCAGTTTGCTTTCTTCGGATGTTTTGTTATCACGAAGCATAGAACCACGACCGGTGAGAAGCCAATTTAAATCAATATCGAAACTTCTTGCGATTTTTTCCAAGAAGTCATATTTTGGCATAACAGACGCCCTATATCCTCGTACATTAGCTTCGCTACTACCTATAATAGAGGCAAAAACAGTATTTTTCCCTTCACCAAACTTGTTGACAAGCTGGGTTATTCTATCGTGAATAGATTCGTTTTCTGGCATATTTTTCCATTAAATCGTGAAATAATTCGATATTTATTTGTTTATATCGAAACATCTTTCGATATTTGCAGCGTGATATTCGTTTGCAAGCGTCCAAAGATAAGGATTAAACTCTAAATAATAATCAGTATGGAAAAAGTTTTAGAACATGTTTCGAATAATTTATCGGTAGAAATTACACCGGATGATAGATTTGAGTTCTTAATGACTACGAATGAAGTGGCAAAAGGCTTTGGTGTAGCTGGAAACACTATTAGAACCCACAAGATTGAACATAAAGATGAACTCATCGAAGGCAAGCATTTTATTGCTTTAATAAATGGCGAAATTCCCAGCGTCGGTAAAACCGACGCTGGGTGTAAATCAAAGAGTTACAGGTTTAAGCAAATCTTGTGGACTAAACGTGGCATCGTTCGTCTTGGCTTCTTCGTCAAGAGTGAACGTGCCAAGATGTTTCGTGATTGGGCGGAAGATTTAGTGATTGACAAGATTGATGAAGCCTACCAGATTCAAGCGCAAGTACAACAACTTTCTCTTTTCCCAGAACCGGTGAAGCGTAATCATAATCGGCTGACTAAAGAGCGTTTGATTGATATTCTTGCCGATGTGGCAAAAATCGAGGATAAGAATATTCGCTTATCGTTGATTGATAAACTGACAAATATTAAAGCGTGATATATATGCATAGAATTGACTGGGAAGATTCCAAAAAGAAAGGTGAGGCTTATGCTTACCTGGCAAAAATGTTTGATGTGAAGAAGCCGGCTGTGAGTTTGGCGATGAGCTTTAAACGTAATAGTTTAAAAGCTGCACAAATGAGAGACGTGGCAGTTCGTGAACTTGGTGGTAAGCTATTAAGTGATACAAGTGTTGAAATCAAGCCAACCAAAGTGCTTGATTCTCATGGTAATGTGACAGGAGTAATAACTAATAAGTAAGCAATCATTATGATATACTGGAAAGAAGAATGCACCCGCCTGGTGAACTCGCAGTCGGTGGTGGTAGTGGTTGATCACTACGATGAGAACAAAGTTCCTGTGTTTGCAATCCGGCGGGCACAATCTGCCAGTGGCAGTCGTAGCGGCAAGAACTCCTATTGGAGCGTAAGTTTTGATGAGCCGCTAAGCGATGGATGTAACGCGGTGACGTTTCCTTTTATTTTGGCTACGATAAGTTTTGACTACAGTCATGAAATTCTGATTCTTTCGAAGCGGCTGAAAGAATATCATCCGGCTTGGACACTGGACGGGTATGAGAAAGAGTTGGAGTGGCGCAAGGGAAGTGCGCTTTACGCGATGAAACTGATGTTTAACGATTTAAATGGAATAGCATGAAAGTGATTAGATGGATTCAGAATGTGGCCGCTGCGGCTGCGTTTATTGTAGCCCTCAATTTGGTTGACGGGCTTGGTGTTTCAATAAAGGATGCCTGTACAGCTGGTGTGTTGTTGGTTCTTTCGGTGGCTATGTTGCTGGGACGGGCTTTGGAAGAAGAAAGGGGGCAGAGTGAATGATATGTTTACGTTGGATTTCAGCAAAAAAATAATTATATGTGCTAATTCAGAAGAGGAACTGAATAAACAATATAGTGAAATAGCACAGGCACGGATTGAACCCAAGCAACAATTTATAGAATGTAAGATATATATCGCTGTTTTAGTGCCTGTGTCTAAAGAAAAGTTACTTAAAAGCAGACATGATAGCTTTTTTAGTTTCCTCCGCTATCAAATCACCAGCTTTTTTAGTAAGCTCTGTTCTAAATTTGTCACAACAGCAGTCAATACTTAATTTATCACCTGCTACTGTTACTTTAGGACTTTTTCCATGTTCGCGACAGCGACATGATTCAAGCTTTCGCTTAATGTTAGAATAATCAATTTTCATTTGAAATATTTTTTATGATGATGGCTACAAAGGTAGCAAACTATTCCGGTTCGGGATGAATAGGGATAGTGATTTTTGACATGCAAGATAAGAGCTTTCCGGTTTTTAGGATAACATCCCTGTAGTATGTATCAGTCAACATTAGGGGTTTTCAATAAGTAGTTTTTAGGGTATGGAAAGTGGCTTACAGGTTCGGGTCGGTGCCGGACGCTTGCGCAAATTTAAAATTTTGATTATGGAAATGTTTGGTAATATACGGTGCGTGACTTTCGCTGAGCTGGTGACTCAGGGAGGAATCCTGAGTGAACCGAACTATAAGAAGAAGGTACGTGAAGGGAAGATTCGGGTGCTTCGTCCTGGGAAAGGGAAAGGTTCTTGTGCTCTTATAGATTACGTTTCTCTTTACCGTCCCATCAAGGAGGCTTACGATGCCAAGTATCCGGATGCAGAACAGAAGTTGAAAGAACAAATCAAAGAAGAAATTATGAGTGACGCTTTAAGAAGTGACAGCAAAGCTGTTGAATTCTACCGTGACAGATATAGGCTTGCTGACGGTAGCGGGCTGACAGATAAAAAGCAAGCAGAATATGTGCTGAATGCACAGGTGATGAATGAGATGATCCGCGTTGAAAGTGAAATGGTGTCGCGGCATAGGAAAAGCGGTTATTCACACCCGAAAGAAGTTTGGGAAACCGTGTTGGGTACATGTGAGAAACTTCGTGAAATGTATCAGCATACACTTCCATTCAACACAGCCCGTCTTCGTGAAAAGTTTACTGCATATAAGAAATATGGGTATGAAGTATTAGTCAGCCGCAAGAACGGGAACCAAAATACTCGCAAGATTGGACCAATGGAAGGGCGTTTGCTGTTGAAACTGAAACGCAGCAAGTTTCCTATCTATACTGATTCGCAGATATTTGATGAATATAACCGCCAAGCTATTGAACGCAGTTTGAAACCAATCAAATCAATGACTACTTTACGTAATTACTTGTATGACCCTGCTGTAATGCCGCTTTGGTTTGCTGCCGTATATGGTATGCAGAAGTGGAAATCGAAATATTCATCACTGTTAAAGACACAGCTTCCACAGATGCGTGATGCCCTTTGGTACTCTGACGGTACGAAACTGAATTTATACTACCGGAACGAAGCCGGAAAGATGTGTACCACTTCCGTCTATGAAGTGATGGATGCCTATAGCGAAACATTGATTGGCTATGACATTGCCCCGAAAGAAACATTCGACAGCCAGTACCGGGCATTTCGCCAGGCAGTAGAATTCGCAGGCGTTCGGCCATACGAAATAGTAAATGACAATCAGGGCGGTCATACCAAACTTGCCGCACAGGGTTTCTTTGATAAGATCGCCATTCTGCATAAACCTACAATGCCCTACAACGGACAGAGCAAGACGATTGAAAGTGTCTTCGGACGTTTTCAGCAGCAGATACTTCATAAGATATGGTACTTCACCGGACAGAACGTAACAGCAGTTAAGATGAGTAGCAAGCCGAACCTTGAGTTCATAGAGCAAAACGCCTACGCATTGCCCACATTGGCAGAGGTGAAAGAAATCTATCGTCAATGCCGTGAGGAATGGAACAACGCCGCCCATCCGGCTACTGGCATCGCTCGCATTGACATGTATCGCATGAGCGAAAATCTGGAAACTACACCCGTTCAGCCTGTAGACATGATACAGATGTTCTGGCTGACAAGTTCCAAAGAGGTGACCTATACCAATGCCGGACTGAGAATAGAGATTGACAAGCAGAAATATGAGTATGAAGTCTACACCGAAGACGGTCTTCGAAATGAGCAATGGGCACTTCGTAACACCGGACGCAAATTCCGTGTTTTGTACGACCCGATGGATATGTCTATCGTAGAACTCTGGGAAGTCACCGCATCGGGATTGAAATACAGTGCAAGCGCCACTCCACGGGTTGTAATCAGCCGTGCGACACAGGAACGCACTACGGAAGAAAGCTCCTTCATGCGCCGGACTGTCAATTTGAACAAAGAGACAATGGCTCTGGTGCAACTCAGTACCGAAGATTTTGATTTAAACGAAGCCATCGCCGCCGAATTGTTTGGGCTTTCCACTCCCAAACCGAAGAATGTGAGCAAAAAGAAGATGGACGATGTACGCGAGAAATTCGAAGCGGGTGTATTGAAGGCCCCTATTTCCTTACCGGAGAAGCTCGCCATGGAGGAAGAGGAGGAAGATACGGAACTGGGGTATTCCACAACCGGAGAATATACCAAGGTAACTTCGAATCTAACCTTCGAGGACGTGACCTCTTCCCGTTACGATCGGATGTAATATCCGCCTGTTCAATCAGTATTCAATAATCAATCAAATAATATTCAAACAATGAAAGATTTAAGCATAGAAGATAAAAACGCTATTCGTGACGCTCTTAGTGCCTATTGTGACAACTACTTGTCACGCAACCGTGCAGCGGAAAGCCTGAATGGCGTGAGTGCTGCCACTGTATCTACTATATTAAACAGTAAGTACACCAACATTTCCGATGATATGTTTATCCGCATCGCCACGCAAATCGGCTTTAGCTTTGAGCACTGGGCACTACATGAAAGCGAGACATTCAAGGACATTACTTTTGTACTGGCAGATGCCCAATTGTACAAGAACGTCACCTGGGTGGTCGGCGATGCCGGATGTGGGAAGACTACCGCGGCTATTGACTACCGTAAAAAACATCGTAACGTGTTCTATATCCTTTGTTCGGAAGACATGAAGAAAAGTGACTTCGTCCGTGAAATAGCCAAACAGGTAGGTGCGCCGACCGACGGAACCAACCTTCGCGATATGCTTGAGTATGCCATCAGTATGATCGCCTTTCTGAATAATCCTCTTATCATCTTTGATGAAGGTGATAAACTGACCGATTCAGTTTTCAATTATTTCATCTCCATCTACAATCGTCTCGAAGGTCATTCCGGTATTGTCTTTTTCTCTACAGACTACATTAAGCGACGGATGGAAAACGGATTGAGATACAATAAGAAAGGCTATAAGGAAATCAATTCCCGCATCGGTCGTCGTTTTTTTGATCTTACAGCTACCACCCGGAATGATATTTTCGCTATTTGCCGTGCGAATGGGCTGACTGATGAAGCGGAGATAAAAAAGGTGTTGAAAGATGCGGAAGCCAGCGAAAACGACCTTCGCAGAGTGAAGCGTTTTGTCCATTCCCGCAAACGTCGTATTGATGAACAGAAAAGGAAGGGAGATGCGGAATAATGGGTAGAGCCAAGTCGGTGAGTGAGTTGCTTGCCACGAAAGTGGAAACTTTTCCCTTCAAGGACGAATGGTACGATGCTTTCGGAGAACCGGAACGTAAAGGCGTCTGGCTTGTATGGGGAAATTCCGGTAATGGAAAAACAACCTTCGTCGTTCAACTCTGCAAATATCTCTGTCAGTTTGAACGGGTGATATACAACAGCTTGGAAGAAGGTGCCAGTCTGACGATGAAAAATACATTGGTGCGGTGCGGAATGCTGGAGGTGAACCGTCGGTTTCTTCTTTTGGACAATGAACCGATAGATGAACTGAGTGAACGGTTGCTACGACGGAAGTCTCCGGGAATAGTGGTCATCGACAGCTTCCAATACACGCAGATGAACTATAAACAGTATATAGCCTTCAAGGAGAAGCACAAGGATAAGCTGATTATTTTCGTCAGTCACGCAGATGGAAAACTCCCATCCGGACGCAGTGCCCGCAGCGTGATGTATGACGCTTCTCAAAAGGTATATGTGGAAGGGTACAGGGCGTTCAGCAAAGGTCGGTTCAACGGACCGAAGATGCAGATTGACGCATGGCCGGAGGAAGCCGCCAAATATTGGGGGGAAGTTTTCTAATCATTAAAATAACATCATGAGAACAACGAAAGACAAAACAATCAGTCCACAACAGTTGAAAGCGTTGCACGCCACATTCCGCAGCAAGGGATTTGATGAAGAAGATCGTCATGATTTTATCAGCCGGTTTACGGAAGGACGTGTCAGCAGCACAAAGAAACTGACTTTTAATGAGGCAAGGCTGATGCTTGAACGGCTGAATGAATCCGACAAGAAAAAGAAAGAACGGGAACAGATGGAAGCTAAGAATCTGTTGAAGTCGATTTTCTTTCTCTCTTTTGAAATCCCTTTCCTGAACAAAGGATTCAGTAACGATACGGAAGAGGAGTTTGAAATGAATAAGGCGAAACTCAACGTGTTTGCTCGTGATAAGAGTGCTTCACATAAGAACGTGACGGAAATGAGTTTGTCTGAGTTGAAAGCCTTCAAAAGGCAACTGGAAGCTATTGCGCATAACGAAAATAAGAAATATAAAAATAAGAAATCATGAGAAAGAGTCAAGAGATAGACAGAGCCATAGCTATTCTTCAAAAGAAGGGTGACAAACTCAGTAATGTTCAAATAGAGATACTGAAGAACCGCCGTAACGAAGTTTGGGCGTTTGAACATTATATTAAGAATTCATCAAACACTAATCGGGATGAAGTAGCTTATTGCGCAGCCCGTGATGCCGCAAAGTACCTGAATGGGAAATTAGGATTAGCAGAACTAATTCCGAATGTCGAAGCATATACTATCAACACTAAGGATGTAACAGAACAACTACCCAGCCAAAATGAAATGTGGAAAATGATTAAGGAACTTACTAATAGAGTGGAACTTTTGGAAATGGCAAATAGCCCTCAAAAAGATTTTAATATACATACACCAAATCTACAAGGAGGTAAGCAAGAATTCGACGATTCGGAGTATATGCTTCAATCACTGGCCTACAAGTATATCGGTTGCTCACTTACCACTCTTAAATCGTGGAAGAAAAAAGGGGCTATTCCTTTCTACCGCAAAGGTGGACGCATCTATTTCAAGAAAAGTGATATAGACAACAATCCCGTTTTGAATCAATATAAATCCAAATACAAATGAGTAGGTTGCAAAAGGAATCCGTTGAATCCATGTCTCTTCGTATTCAAGAGGTCACCCGCCTGAAAGAACGAATCACCCGGGACGAATCCCGCCTGGATGAAATCATCAACATCCTGATGGAACGGGACACTTCGGAGAAATCGAAAGAAACGGATGATTTGATTTTAGAATTGAACAGTACGGGAATACGGATTGAACGGGATAAAGTCAGCCTTGCGAAGTTGAAAGCCCCTTCGGAACTGACGGACGAAGACCGTAAATACCTTCCAGGACCGGGAAGTTCAGAGAAATTCAATATCAAGTATTAATCATAGTATGAACCATTAAAAGAAAAGAATTATGGCAAAGACAAGAGTAAAGAAAGTCATTATTTCCGGCATTACATCGGAACAGGCGGAAATCGCCTTCAGTGAGTTTGCAACAGCTGACGCCAAAGTGCAGAATATCCAGAGCAAGATGGATATGGAAATCACCCGTATCCGTGACAAATATGCGGATGCACTGGCAGAGCAGCAGGACATCAAAGAAAAGAACTTTGAAATTATGCAGACATTTGCTACCGAACATCGTGAAGAATTGTTTTCCAGGCGCAAAAGTTATGAAAGTGCTCATGGCACGTTCGGTTTCCGTACAGGCACGCCCAAGCTTAAAAACATCAAGGGTTTTACCTGGGCGTCCGTCACTAACCTGGTGAAGGAATTTCTTCCTGGATACATCCGTGTAAGCGAAGAACTGGCGAAGGACCGCCTTCTTGCCGATCGCGACAAGGAGGATGTGGCTGAACAATTATCTAAGTGTGGGATGACAATAGTACAAGATGAAACCTTCTATGTGGAACCCAAGAAAGAAAACGAACAACCGTCCTGAGTACTCGTACGATCCTATCGGTAGCCGTTGGGCGGTTTACCAATGGGAAAAGTCCGGGAATATTAGTACTGGAAACAAAGTAGCGGAATTTTCCACTCGTGAAGAAGCCCGGAAAGAATGTTTTCGGCTGAACGGTTGGAAGTATCAAGCCCCTAAATAATGAAGAAATTCATCTATAAGAGCAATCTCCGGCGTGAACGGATGCCGGAGTGGCTCAAAGACATCGCGGATTACACGCTGAAAGAATTTAATAGTTTTTTTCCTTTCGGTTCAAAATTCGACTTTGAGATGTTGGAATGGGGTATAAAGGAAGACTTAAAGCTGCTCGGAAAAGAGAATGTAACTGCGGAACTGGTGACGGATGAAGAAGAGATGGTCATCTTTGTCAAGCGTTCCGGACGTACACTGATCTCAATCTATTTTAAATAACATTTTATCAACAATTAAATAACTTACAATTATGGCAATGCACACATGGTTTGAATGCCGTATCCGTTACGAAAAGATGATGGATAACGGAATGCAGAAAAAAGTAACGGAACCCTATCTGGTGGACGCGCTTAGCTTTACAGAAGCGGAAGCACGTATCATCGAAGAGATGACCCCCTTCATATCAGGAGAATTCACCGTATCGGATATTAAACGTGCTAATTACAGCGAATTGTTCCCTAGTAATGACGAACAGGATGATCGCTGGTTCAAGTGCAAACTGGTCTTCATCACTCTTGATGAAAAGAGCGGGGCGGAGAAATGTACTTCCACTTATGTGCTGGTTCAGGCTTCCGACCTCGACCGTGCGAAGAAGAACCTGGACGAAGCGATGAAGGGAACGATGGCGGATTATCAGGTTCCATCGGTGACGGAGACGGCTATTATGGATGTTTATCCATATACGGCATCAGATAACGAACCGGAATTCAGGCAATGATTATAGCTGTAGACTTTGACGGAACCATTAGCCGGGGTAAATACCCGGCTATTGACGGAGAACAACCGTATGCGGGAGAATCGCTAAGAAAACTCTATTCGCAAGGTCATAAGATTATAATATGGACTTGCCGTACCGGGGACAGACTTTTGGAAGCTATCAACTGGCTTCTTGAACATCAGATTCCATTCAGTCGTATCAACGACCACGATCCGGATAATTTGACCAAATACGGTGGTGAAGGTGGAAAGAAGATATACGCGCACGTCTATATTGATGATAAGAATATCGGCGGCTTCCCCGGGTGGCCTGCATGTCTGGCGGAGATTGAGCGTATGGAAGCTGAATACGAAGATTCTTTGAAACAACAAACCTTAAAAAATGAATAGCCAAAGCAGTATTAGCGGTATCACATCCAGTCCTTGAGGTAAAGCCAAGAAAGGACTATATAAACCACTTCCGACAGGCAAAGCCCTTGGAAGGAATATTCTTTGCAGACTTTATCGGCGAAGTGGTTGAAAAGAAATCCCGACGCAAGTCGGCACACTATTCCGCTTGTTATGATGCCATTATCAAGCATCTAAATGAGTTTTCCCGGTTTTATGATTGTGATATTTTTACGAATTCCGTCACAGAAGAGTTCCTTGACGATTTTATCATTTATCTTGAAAATTGCGGTTTGCGGCACAATACGATTGTGGGTTACATTCTGAAAATGCAATCAATGATCAGAAAGGCTTCGCAATACAATTATGCGGTAGACGCGACTTATGATGCGATAGACATACGTACGGAGCCAACATTTGCAGTCTTCCTGTCCATGAACGAAATCACCCGGATTTATTATTATAAGTTCGAGAACCAGGACAAAAGAAAGGCGAAAGAACGTATTCGCGACCTGTTTGTCGTTGGTTGCCTTACTGCATTAAGATATTCCGACTACTCTACACTGACGGCGGACAACCTGCAAAATGGATACATTGTAAAACGTACCAAGAAAACGAATGTTGATGTGAAGGTTCCGGCTCATGACTATGTGAAGGAAATCTTTGCGAAATACAATGTTCAGATACCGTCAGGGCTTTGTATCCAATACTTCAATAAGTACTTGAAGTTGATTATGCGGGAAATCGGTCTGAATGATAAAATCACTTTTTCCTATACAGAAGGCGGAGAACTTAAAACTGTCACTCGTGAAAAATGGGAACTGATAAGTAGTCATACGGCCAGAAGGAGTGCTGCCACCAACATGTATTTGACGGGACGCATGAAAACTCTGGAAATCATGAAACTAACCGGGCACCGTTCGGAACAAAACTTCTTCCGCTACATTCGTTTGACGAATGATGATACGGCAAGAAGTATTTCAGGGGATATGTTTTTTAGAAAATAACAATTGAACGTTTGCCTGGCGGCAGGCAAACGTTCTTAATAATGAAATAATAAACCGAAGAGACGGGGCGAGTTAAAGGACGCCATTGCCCGCACTAAGAGGGCGTCTTGTGTATGTCTAACACCAGTGTTGAAGTTATCATATAGCTAAGGCTGACAGCCGGGAAAGACCGGTTTTTAGTAATACTCAAAATTGAATAAGAAAGAAATAAAATGGCAAGAATAAAAGTCCTAGAATATACATTTGAAAATGAAACCATAAAGATTCCGGTGAATGTGTCGGTGAATGGAGTGTTTTCATGTAGTATCCCTCATTTAATGGCTCAAAAATTGGGATTAGAAAAGAATGACTTACTGGGTAGTAAGTTGAGTGACGTTGAAGATGTTTTAAATTCTGCTTTTTATGAGTATAAACAGAGAAGTACCAAAACCCGTATGATGGTGGCAATTTCTTTCAAAGCTACTCGAAATTTTATGATGGATGAAAAAGGAAATCCCCATCCGGCATTTGATATGTTCTTTGATTCTTCTCGATGGGCTGATGAATACTACGATAGAATTAGTTTTGGATATCGAATATTGCTTGAAGAGAGTATAAATGGGACACGTTTTTATTATGACGCAAGACAGAGAGAACAGGTAAGTTCTACTATTCTGGAAAACAAGATTATTCCTGAAAGTCGTCAATGTGAAGGATGGGTAGGAATACATAGTACTACAATTAGTTCCACTGAAAAGATAATCATGCCTTATTCTGAAAAGCTGGTAGAGAATTTGGAATCAATAAAGCAACAGTTGAGAAATGCTTCCAATTTTCTTTCAGAGTTGCTTTCTGCCAGTAATCGAGAAGAATTGTTAGTAAGTGATAATTTTAAATTATTGAAATAACCCTCAAAACAATATGGAAATAATCAAACTAACAAAGAAAGAAGAGGAATGGATTAAAGAACTGAAGATATTAATCCGGAAGAAACCAAAATCATTAATCCTCTTTGCTGACGGCAATTTGAATATCTTGAAAGGAAGTAAAGAAAATCCCTCATGTGAAAAAGAAAACGGGTTAATGGATGGAAACAGAGTCGTGGACTCTATTTTATTTGCTTGTGATGGTGGAGCTTTTTAATTAACGTATAATAAGATAATAAGATAGATATGAATACATATAGATACGAAAACAGACCTTATGATATTCCCTATAGGGAACTGAAAATGATAGATGAAGAAAAGTCTACTCCCTGGAAAACCGTCCCACCTTCTTGGAAAAATTCCTCTTCGAAAGGTGGACGTACTGCGAATCAAATCAAAAAAGACCGGAAGCGGAAGAAAATGAATAAAAGGAAATAATCATAGCCGCTTCAGATATGAATATAGAAGAAGCAATAAAAGCCATGAAAGGCGGAGCCAAATTAACCCATAAATATCTTCCAGCAATGGGTACTCAATATCTATATATCATAGATGGAGAGTATGTAGACTCTAAAGGCTATATCTTAAATAAGATAGATGTTGAATCCCGTCTTAAAGCAGACATTTTTAAGTTTGGATGGCAGAAAGTTGAATCAAAATAAGATAGAAATGAATAATATTAATTTGAACGCCCTTTGTGATAGGGCATATAAAATCGCTTGTGAACATGGTTTTCACGACAACGAATTGAGTAATGAACACTGCCTTTGCCTCGTAATATCCGAGCTTATGGAGGCTGTGGAAGCAGACAGAAAAAATAGACACTTTGATAAAGAAAAGTATAAGATCGGTGAATATGCTGAGTGTCAGGGGTGGCTAACGAATGAAGAAAAGTTTATTAACGTATTCAATAGATATATCAAAGACACAGTAGAGGATGAGCTTTCCGATGCAGTTATCCGCTTGCTTGACTTAGCCGGATTACGTGGCATTGATCTAAGCCTTGCTATGAAAGACCTGAATAACAACGTTGATGATATGTCAGAAGCTTGCAAAGATGGAACATTCACAGAGTCTATTTATGCAATATCTATTTTACCGGCAAGATATGACTGTCTTTACGATTTCCCTACAACCGTGAATGATATGTTAATGTCTGTTTTCGGATTGGCCTGCCATCTTAATATAGATTTATTCTGGCACATTGAGCAAAAGATGAAGTATAATGAATTTCGTGAGAAAATGCACGGGAAGAAGTATTAACTCTCAATACCGAAGATAGAAATGAGTAAAGCGATAAATGAAAAAGTCCTGAATAGGTAGTCAGGACTTTACTGAGATTAGATATAAATCTGAAACATTAGAGATTCGACATATTTGCCTTTCATATCACTTCCAGTACTTGATTCAAGAGTCACATGATTGGTTTTTACTGTATAGCCATCAGGCATTAAGCTATTTATGTGATTACAAATAGCGTTTTCTAAATGGTTCGGTTCCCCGTAATAAGGAGTTTCACATACTACTTTTACAACAGTGTTTCCGGATGGCTCAAACAATCTCAGTGAAATCCCTTGATTAAGCTCATAGCCTTCTTTTGTAGATTTAATTACTAACATATTTTTATTTTTAAAATTAGACAACAAAGATAGGCAATAGTTATTTATAAAACAATGAGATGATTGATTTACAGTATGTAAATGATATGTAAATGGATAAATATTAATTAAAATCATAAAAAGAAATGAGCGTTTTTGTAAAGCATTTCAGCAAGAAGGTACCCCACAGGTGGTACAGACATGGAAGGAAGGTGTTCCGGCTGACTCCTAAAAGCATGTTTGACAAGAAATCCCGGACTTTCCATTATGAATGTATCGAGAACAACTATAAGAGCGGGTGCTACATCATAGGGTTCAACCTTTATGATGACATGATCCCGATAACGGAGGATGAGTGGCGGAACGCTATGGAGAATTGCATAAACCCGTATTAATTATGAGTGAATATTCATTGAAAGAAAGAGTTCAGATGTTAACCTCATCGCTTGTATATGGCGGCCCTATGACATTTGAGCAAATCAAGAAATTAGATTGGTTGAAAAATACATCTGAATACGGAATATTATTCTATCTCCGGGAAGCTGAAAGATATGAATGGATAAAAACTAAATGTTTCAGCGGTGATAAGCCGAATATCTATTCGGCAACGGCTAAAGGCCGAAGAATGGCTGAAGTAAGAGATTAATATTAAAAACAAATAAGATATGAAGAAAAGCAAACTAAAGTGGCGAATAATATGGATTACTTATTGCATCCCGGTTGTTCTGCTTGCAGTGCCTGTACTTTTATTCTCTTATGCGCTGAAACCATTCTTCTGGCTTGCAAATAGAATGAACGATTTTAAATGGTATTTGGTAAGAAAATATAAACCATAATAAGAATAATATGGAACATTTTTGATAAAGAGAATCAAGTGACGAACATTTTGTTGACATCAGCAAAATGGAGACAATAAAAAGCCGCTGCACGATGAATGCAGCGGCTTTTTATCTAGATTTTAGACATTTCGTTTATTTTTCTTTTTAAAGTGTCATAATGCTCATCAACCACTATGTCTTCTAATGAACCAGACGTAAATCTAATAATACACTGATTTCTGTCAGTAACAGGTTCAATAATTTGTACCTGATTTAGGTTGATTATTACCTTAATTCCATTGGACTCTGTTTCAATAAACTCTACCATAATATTACATATTTTAAATTAAAAGTCGACAAAGGTAATCAATATACTCACTGATTATTCAGCAAAGGTCTTATTTATTATTCCCCCGGTTCTCCTAAATACAACACGATCGCCTCATGTTGCAACGGTGTAAGTGCCCTTTGTCTGGGCACGAAGTGCAGTTCTTCCAACTTACTGATCAGTTCGGGGTTCAGTACAATCCACCGGTGTAGTTGTGACGAAGCGCTTCGTGGTGTTGAATTAGGAAAATATTGTTGAGCAAGTTCACTCATATAAATGGCATTCATTTTCTATTTAATTGTTGTTTGAGGTTCATAAAAAACTACCTGCTAGTAAACGTCGGGCTACTAGCAGGTAGTCATTCTGTTTCTACGTAGTAATTACACATCTACTACGTAGTAGTTTTTATGCAGCCGGGTCCGGTGCTTCTCCGCTTCCGCTATCATCGGGATTGGACGGTTCTGAAGGATTGGTGGGGTCAGCTACTATGATTTCTTTCTTTCCGGTCACTTTCGTGAAACTCAACGCCTCCGAACGTGTGGCTACCTTCACCATCTTGCCCGGACGAAACTGGATATGCGCAGCTGTGATATTGTTGGCTGTGAATTCCTTCTTGGTTTCCGTGCCAGTGCTGCATACCTGAATCTGGAACGTACCGAAGTTCTCCATCTTTACGATTTTGCCTGCTGCCAACTGTACCTTCATCTGGCGAATCAGAGCACGGAGCACGTTCAGTACGTCACCATCTGTCAAAGAAGTGGCATACGAAATCTCCTCCGCCATTTCGTCCATAGTGACAACGCCGTCGGCCTGCGCCTTGGCATAATACATTTTCTTTGCCGTGTCATCTCCCGGCTTAGTGCTCATCAGAGCAAGCGAATACTTTACACTCATTTGTTCATTTACGATTTTACGATTTACAATTTACGATTTGGCTGCGCTTCCAAGTCGTGTTTAACTCAGCCTTTCGCGAAAGACGGTGCAAAAGTGGCTGATTCCTGCCAGAACGTGTCGTTTCTTGCGTGTTTATGGTGCATTAACGGGGAAAACTGTGTATTTTTGTGTTACTCAAATCTCCATAAATTATGCCACGCGGAAGAAACAAAGAATTATTATCACGCAGGGATGAAAAATTGCTCCGACGTTACTACGAACTGACAGAGGTACAGAACCTCCGTTTCGATCGTGCTCTGACTTTGCTTTCCAAAGATGAGTTCTTTATCAGTGAAGCCCGTATTATGGCTATCATCCGCAAGAACTGTAATCGTTTGGGAGACATTGATGTGAATCCGGTTCCCAAAGTACGCAAGCCGAAACTTACAGCACGGCAATTGGCGTTGTTCAAAAGCGATGAAAAGAGCTAGCTATTCCGTTACCGTTACTTCATATCTCATCTCATATACTTTGATTCCACCTGGAAGACTGTAGTTCCTGCTCTTCTTCCGGACAAGAGGTCCGGCTGCGCCTTCAAACCTTTTGCAATGCAGCAGTCTGTTCAACTCCGAAGCCATCTGTTGGCGTTCAACAGCCTTTTCTTCCGTTCCGCTACCATACCGGGTATCATCGTAACAGTCGATTCCCAAAGTGATGACTACCGTGCATTTACCACGCTGCACTCCGCCTGAAAGACTTTCCCAATCGGTTTGTTCCGCATTTATCAGTACGCAGGGAAAGGTGACCGGATAGGTGTCTTCGTCTGTCTGGAGCTGGCCATAATCTTCGTCTATGGTGGACAGTACGGGCATATTGGCAGCGATGTGCTGCTGGATGCTGTAAAATAGTTGTTCCATGATTCTTATTTGTTTAAAATGTTAGTGATATTGGTTTCTATCAAATTCTCTATTTTCTGATTCAGTTCACGGCTTTCGCCGATAAACTGGCGTTGGGGAATTGTGGCTTTTACGTCAAGTGTTTCTTTGGTTGTCAGCGCAAGCCTTTTCCATTTCAATGCTTCTTCCGGAAGGTTCTCCTCAATGGCTTTGCGTTTCTTACCACCGGCTTTCATTCTTTTGGTGATTCCGGCAGCTTGGTAATATTGCGCCCATGCGAATTTCCTCATTTTCAGGGTTACTTGCGGGTGTGTGGTTATCTGCCCGCCATTATTGTGTAACGCTGCGTATTCCACGTCGTTTGTCACGGTGACGCTGGAGTCTCCCGGAATATATTTGATGGAGCTGAACAGGTGATTTCTGCCGGAAAGTAGCGTACCATATTTGGCGGAAGCTCTTTTCCCGCCTTTTTTCCTTCTTTGGGCTTCCTGCCAGGGATGAAGGGAACCGTCGACAAAACCACCTTGGCGGAAGTTTTCCTGAAAATGGTCTTTTGCTGTGCGTCCTACCAAAACGGGAAGTTTCCGGTGGCGGAAGTCATTCAGTTCAGCGTCCTTGGCTTTCAACAGTGCAGAAAAATCTTTTATGTTCATTTTTCTATGTATGGATATGTTATTTCACTATTTAATTGTATATTTGTTCGACAACCCATAATTATTAAATAAGATGGTTCAACGACTTTATAAAGACAAAACTGCCGGGATGATTCTTGATGACCGACATGAGGTTTTAAGTATTTACAATTCCCAGTGCGCGCGTTGTAAGCATTTCATGGAAGATGATTACTATTGTTCAGCCTATCCTGACGGTATCCCTGACAGACTGCTTGAAGGAAGCGACACTCATGACGTTATACAGCCTGACCAGGTGGGAAACACCCTGTACGAGCCTGAAAATTAGCGTGTCTTTCCTTTGATGTATTCCCAATCATATTTTTTAGCAATACGTCTTGCCAGTATATGGTAATGTGTTGTTTCTGCTTGTGAAACAGTCAAGATTCCTTTTTCGATACGCCGAACGAATTCTTTTTTCAATTTCGCATTTTCTTTCCTGTAAGTAGCCTGGAAATCTTCCCAGGAAACGCCCCAGCCTTTTTCCGGTCTTCTCATGACAAACGTATAGTTAGGAGTGACGGCCCGTATTTCTGCAACATCATTTCCAATTGCCAGTGATAAATCCTCCATGCTGAAAGAACTGCCAATTCTTCTTATATTGTTTTCCGGGGTTTTCCAGCCTCTGGGATGATTATGTGTAAATATGGCATCTTTCATTTGTGTGCATTCTTCATCTGAGAATCCGACACTAAAGGACTTTCCTCTTTTATCTACAATAACATTGCCTTCCCGGTCTACAATTACTCCGGTTTCATAATCCCGGTTCATCCTTATATCTTTTTCTATATCAGCTACTATTTTATTTATTTTCCGGTCATTGCCATCCAGCACGGTAACCTGCTTTATACCTTCAATTGTATAGACAGATGTATCTTCTTTCTTGCTCAAATACTTTTTTACCGCTTTCTCCGCTCCATCATACGCATATCTTACGTACGGATGCGACTTGTCAAAGAGTTCCCCGGTTTGTCCCGGATTCCCTTTCAGCCCGTCAGCCGGCTTGTCATCATCGCCGCCTTCCGGAATCCCGTCCATCGGTGTACAAGGTTCGTCTGTTGACGTCAATGGGCATTTGCAGTTCCATCTGTCACCCGGGCGGTGTGATTTCCAAAACGGGTGGTCAACGGGCAATACTGTTCCCCAAAATATTTTGTGGTCCGCTCCCGGATGGATGCTGGTAGACGGCAGCCATTTCAGGTTCGGGAGAATGTCTTTTTCCCGTTCAAACTGTCTCCAGTCCGCCGCCTGGTGGGCGCGGATTACTGCGGTGTCGTATTCAGTCTTTAGCCAGTGTTCCATCTGATGTGTGGCAATGGGTTGCACTTCTTTCGACCACTGTTCAAATGGTTTTAGCTTACCTTCCGAATCCAGTAACTGTGCCGCCATGTCATTTTGCGCACGATGCACCTTGAAGGCGGAGAATACCGCATTGTTATGTTTCAGTTCCTGGTAGAAGTCATAGTCCGGGTCAACAGGCTGGCGTATTCCGAATCCTTTGTCAGTAGCTTCGTTCATCGCTTTCCATGTTTCGTTGAACAGGTTTTCCTCGATGTCAGTCATCGGATGGAAACTTTTGCTGTAGATATTCTTCAGTGCCTGTCTCATCACTTCGTCATCGAATGAGAATCCGGATGAAGCGCTGTCTACCGCTGCGTCCCGGTAAAGCTCATTTATCACCACTCTAAAGGAGCCCCGTGGTTTCCCGCCTCCGGGGCTTTTACGAAAAAACTTTTCCACCAGTTTCTGAATCCGCCTTTCTTCTTTTCGGGAGATTTCTTTTCAGGTGGAGCGTTCCGCTTTTCTTCGTCCTCTTCTTCCTCTTCGATATCATTTATTTGTGGAAGAAAAGAAGATGCTTGCGGTCGCTTTATAGTGTCTTTCTCATTTTCCGGACACTCCAGCCCCAGTTCGTCGTACATCTGTTTCTTGCTGATTTCCAGTCCGAGGCTGCTTGCCTGGGTGAAAAGGTTCATCTTGGTGGTGGGGTCAATCATTTTGGGCTCCGCGAAACAGAATTCGCCACCGGATGTATTGATTCCAAGGTGCAGGAATATATCCGTCATCTCGTAGTTGAGCAAGTTCAGGATAAACTTCCGATCACTTTGCGCGATACGTTCCTCTACTTTGCCATGCACCGTTCCGAGTGCCTGGGAACCTTTCGTTCCGGCTTCGGTGGTCAGCGTGTTTCCCAGGAACAGTTTGCTGATTTCACTGTTGCAAGTGTCTACCAGACTTTTGTACAGGTCCGAACTGCCTGTCTTGTTGCCACTTTCCACCAGGTCCATGTTGCAGCCGTCAGGCAGGAACCATGACGAAGCGGAACCCTGATTCGCATCGTTCTCTTTCAACTGCTCCAAAGCCGATTCGTCATCGGGATCATACGTATATTTGCGCATCGGCATCCCGAATATTTCGGCAAACTGTGCCCAGTCGGCGGTGCTGTTCCGCTTGTAAATAACCCACGGTGCGGCCTTTGCAAGTTCACCCAGCGAACGGGGTTCGCCGATAAACAGCAGGTCATCAAATTCATCCCAAGGGATACCGGTTATGTCATGTTGCCGCTTGAGGATAAGTTTACGTACCGGGTCGTAATGCTTGCGCGGAATAAAGATGTAGTTCAGCCATCCGGTCTTTTTGTCGCGGTAGAACTGCACAAGAGTGTTGCCTTGAGGTATTGCGTCGAACGCGTCACCCAGGAAACGCAGGAACCAGGGAGAACGCAACTGCTCGTTGATTTTCTCATCCGGTTTTCCACCCCGCCGGTACTCGATAACAGAACAGAGTATGGCACTTTTCCGCTTGTTGATGACACTGGAAAGATGCGGGTCCATCAGGATGTCCTCAAACAGGTCATACAACTTGGCGCGTTGGGGAAAGTCGATGCTTTCGGCAGCTCTTAGAGCGTTCATATAACTGCCTATGTCGATTCCGAAACGTCTTGTTTGTGTCAGGATAATGGTTGAGGGACGCTGTTGTCCCGGCAGGGGAATGTTTCCCCCGGTGGTTATGGTATTTCCTTTCATGTCAATAGTGGTTTATGCGTTTGGTGTTACTGTGTAACTCATAGGTTGACTTGCGCTCCGCTTTTTCCAGTTCCGGTGCCCCGTCAACGGACATGCCTTTTTTAACGGCTATCAGCCATTCCACCGCCCGGTCATATCGGTCTTTCCGCATCTGTGATAGTTTCTGCGGATTATGGATGGTGAAAATATGGTAGATGGCGATATCCAGTGCCATCATCAATACCAGTTGGTTCCGTTCGTCTCCGGTAGCGGCAAACAGTTTGTCACAATCATAATGTCCGGAGAGATAGCCGCGCATTTCGGCAATGGCACGGTCTTCACAGATTTCAACGATGGCGTCATCGTTGCGGGTCAGTGCGTCCAGTATGTCACGATGGATACTGGCGTCATAGTCGGATAGTTCTATAAATTTGCTCATAGTCTGTATTTATTATTTTTTTGTCTGGTTGAACGCGAAGCGGAATGCCCGGGCCGTAAGACACGCATTTTGCGGTCTATAATCCTGTTTGCCCCTTCGATGCAGTCCGGACCGTCGGCAGGGAATTTCAAGCGCAGGGTGAAAAGTTTGAACTGGTCTGTCAGACGCTGCATGTGCGGGTTCTGTTGTTCGTCCTCATTGAAGATGAGGTTTCCTTCCCGGTTCAACGGTTCCAGGTTCGCTTCGATACGGGTGGCTTTATCCGTTTTCTTTTCCGTGTCCGGATTAATGTTCAATTCTACACGCTTTTCCTTTTTAGCTTTCCGTACAAGCGGTTTGAATACCTGCTGGAAGAAAGGGTCCTGAAGCTTGTTGTTCTCCATAAAGTTGTAGAGAGTGGTTCGCCCGTCTACGTATTCATTGAGTGATATGTACCAGTTGATGAACTCCGCATTCAGTCCCCGGTCAAGGAATCCTTTGATTACATAGAGTTTCCCGTCCAGTTTTCCGCATAGCCAGCAGCCTTTTGTCGAACTGTTTTTGGTCTTGTTTTCACCCGGTGCCGGATCGCCGTAGACTACCAAAAACTTGAACTTTTTCAAAGAGGGAATCTTACCGTAGGTTATTTCCTTGAATATTTCACCCTCGGAAATAGGATTGTTGAAATATTCCTTCTGTACGGCGACGGTACTTACTTTGGAGATAACCTGGTCTATCATTTCTTTCGTATTCTTTTGCGGCCAGGTGCTTTTTCCGTTTTTATCACGGATGTTCACGATGTCCCAGTGGTCTGCCAGTTTCCCGGCACGGGTGATACAGCAGTCCTTGGCAATGATATTTCCGCAGAAGATGATGGTGGTAGGCACGGCTGGGTCACGGGTGAAGTAGAGCGCGTCTTCCCACCAACGCCAGTTCTTGTCTACCGTATCCGGATTCCGGCATGCTTCGTCCGTATCAAAGTCATCCACCAGCAGACAGTCCGGACGTACGGCTTCGTTACGGCTACCGCGCGGCGCGTTTCCCGCACCTACGCCGATGAATGAAGCCCCGTTCTTCAATATGAAATTCGACTCCTTCCAGCTTCCCGGATTCACCAGATTCCCGTAGTAGGCTTTCAGACGCCCGTTCTTCTCAAAGTTCGTTTTGTAAGGTTTGAGCAGGCGTATGGCGGCATCTTCCGTAGCACTGGCCATGATAACGTTTTTCCTGCGTCCTGTCAGTACAAGGAACATTACGATAAACATGGTGACGGTACTTTTTGAAAGGCTTCGCGCCCATGAAAGCACTTCGTACCATTCGTCATTTGCCAGGCATCTTTTGATCGCCTTTTTCTGGAAGTCGGCAAATTCGGATTTGGCATACGCGAGGAAGAAGAACTTTATCCATTCTATCGGGTGAGCTTCCAGCCAGGTACGGTGTTTTTCTATTTCCGCCCGGCTCAAGTTTTCCTCTACGGGGACATCCTTATATATGTCTTCTTTGAACTCTTCCCACCTTTGAAGAGAGTCTCTGTCCGTCTGTTTCATAGGGAGTCTTTAATAAACATGTCCCACAATCCGGTGAATTCTTTCGCCTTGTTCATGTCGACAGGACGCAGCCAGTTGATGAACCGCATCCCTACGCTGATTATGTCAGCAATGCCCACGTCACTTTCCATCTTCTTGATGGCAGCCGCCAGTTTTCCCAACGTATCGGCTTCGGAAGGTGTAGCGTATCGTTTGCCCGCTTCGCGTTCCATGATGACCTTGTTTATTTCCGCCACTTGCCTGTGTAGGTTGGAAATTTGGTCTTCGCGTGTCAGCGTGATGCCGACTTTGCGTTCTTCCCACTTTTCCGCTTTGATCCATTTGGAAAGGGTCTGACGGCTGACACCTACCTTCTCGGCAATTTCCTGCTGTGTCAGGTTGTCTTTCAGATAAAGTACTCCAGCGTATTCCTTCTTCTGTGCAATGGTTAAATCTGTAGCCATAATAACTCCTTTTTATTGCAAATTTCGTCAGATAAAGAGCCCGTTGCAAGGGGCTTGAAACATGTGAATGCTATATTATTATATCATTGATGCATAAAGTTTTATCATGTTTTATATGTATTGACGCATCCGGTTCTTGCGGTTAACTTTGTCGAAAAAAGAACGGAACCCGATGAAAAGATTTTTTAATATAATACCCGGTAAGGATGCCGCCTGCATCCTGCTTTATGGAGAGATAGGCGAATATGACCGTGTACGTAGTGGTGATATCGCCCGCGAACTGATTGAGGCTGAATCCGCATCCAAGCAGATAGATGTACGCATCAACAGTATAGGCGGTGATATATTCACTGGTATGGCCATCTTCAACGCTTTTCGTCAGAGTGCGGCGGATATCACTATCTATATCGATGGTGTGGCGGCTTCTATGGGAAGCGTGATTGCAGCTTGTGGGAAACCAGTGAAGATGAGCCGTTACGCACGTCTGATGGTGCACAGCCCTTCGGGCGGTGCTTATGGAAACGCGGGCGAAATGGAGGAGACTGCCGGGATGCTGAAAAGCCTTGAAGACACTCTTTGTGAAATTTATGCCGCCAGATGTAAAAAGACAAAGGAAGAAATCCGTTCGGAGTGGTTTGACGGAAAGGACCATTGGTTCACTGCCCGACAGGCGGTGGAACTCGGACTGGTGGACGAAATATACGATGCCGATCCGGTGCCGGAAGACAGCACCCCGGAGCAGATATACAAGATATTCAATAACCGGCTGGAGAATCAGCCACAATACAGCGATAAGATGAATTTGGAAGAATTTAGAAAACGTCCGTTGTTCAAGGACTGCGCGACGGAAGAAGATGTGCTCCGTAGCGTTGCGCATCTGGAAGAGGAAGCGGCCAAGGTTCCGGAACTCCAGGGCAAGGTGACCGCATTTGAAGAGAAAGAACGGCAGGCGATTGAGGCGGAAGACAAGGCGCTACTTGACGCGGCCGTAAAAGACGAACGGATTACTGAGGCGCAACGCCCCAAGTATGCGGCTATACTGAAAGCCGACCGCGTGAACGGAATGGCCGTCCTGAAAGACTTGAAACCTAAACGCTTGGTAACGGATGTGCTTGACGAACCGGGAAAGACGGGTGCCGGCGCATGGGAGAAACGTATGCAGGAAATACGGGACAGCGCAAAGCGTTAGTCAATAACCTGATTATTAACTGATAATTAAAAATAAATTATGGCAATTACAGGATTAAATACCACCAATTACGGTGGTGAAGTACTTGAAACTGCGTTGACGCTTGCCGCTACCAAAAACGAACTGGTAGGGCGTGGCTTGATTATGGTCATTCCGGGTGTGAGTAAAGCGATGACAATTCCTCGTTTCAGAGGTAAGAAGATGCTCCAGAAGCGGAAAGAAGACCCGCAAAAATCGGACAGCAAGGGAGATGTAGAATACAGCGAGAAGAAACTGGCTCCAAAGGATATGATGGCGTTCGCTACTTTCAACCCTCGTGCGTTTGAATATATCTGGAGACAGTACCAGCCTAAAGGTGACTTGGTATTTACCCAGCTTCCGCCGAATGTTCAGCAAATTCTGTTAGGGGAAATCTTGAAGCAGGTGGAGCAGGAATTGGGCTATCAGTACATCTGTGGAACCTACGAAGAAGGCAATGATGACGAAATGTTGATGGACGGCATCCTGACGCAGGCGGCAAAAGACGTTGATGTCGTGAAAGTCGCTACGGTGGGAACTACCATGTTGCAGCGTCTGAAAGAATTGCGTACTGCTATTCCAAGCACTTTGCGCAACAATACGAACCTGCGTATCCTGATGAGCGTGGAAGACTTCGACGAATATGACGATGAACTGACCAATCTTCCGAACAAAGGTAAAGATGCTACGGAGGTCAACTCACGCCGTTACAAAGGCATTCCTATCGAAGCATTGGCGCAATGGCCGCAAGGCTTGATGGTTGCCACTCTTTGTTCTTCCGGCACTGACGGAAACTTGTTTGCGGCTGTCAATCTTCAGGATGACGAAAACGTGATACAGATTGACAAGTGGGCGAATGCGAGCGAACTGTATTTCATCAAAATGCTGATGAAGGCAGATACGAATATCGGTTTCGGTGAGGAATTCATCGCGCTGGACTGGAGAGCAAACGGTGCGTTTAAGCCGGCAGCCGTTCAGGCAGCCAACATCGAGCATATTGACGAAACGGACGGTAATTGATATGGCTACACTGAAACAACTGGTCATCCACTGCACCGCCACGCCCGAAGGTCGTGAAGTCACAGCCGCCGACATCAAGGCGTGGCACACGAACCCTACCTCAAAGGGTGGGCGTGGCTGGAAGCAGGTGGGATACACCGACCTGTTCCATCTGGACGGAACGGTGGAACGCCTGGTGCATAACAATGAAGACTCCAACGTCGACCCGTGGGAAATCACGAATGGGGCAGCCGGATACAACAGTGTCAGCCGGCACGTTGTCTATGCCGGCGGATGCGCCCGTGACGGGAAAACTGCCAAGGATACCCGCACGCCTGCCCAACAGGAAGCCCTTGAGGCATACGTGAAGGATTTTCACCGCCGTTTCCCGGATGTGAGAATCATCGGTCACAACGAACTTGCCGCCAAAGCCTGCCCGTCGTTCGATGTGCAGAAATGGCTGAAATCAATAGGTATTAAACAATAAAATGGACGCTCTTGAAATTACCCGGCTTGTTGTTGAAGTCATTCTGGCCATTGTGGCGGCCGGAGGTTTCAAGAGCATGACCGATACGAAGAAATACCGTCAGGAAGTTGAAAAGCTGCGTGCCGAGGTGGAAACCGCCAGGACGAACACCCGCAGCAACGAGCTTGAAAACGTAAAGAAGGCGATGGCCATCCTGATGGAAGAAGTGGTGGAACCCCTTAAAAAAGAAATCAATGCAATCAGAAGAGAAATGGCGCGGCTGCGTAAGGCCGTCGAGAAAGTCAGTGTTTGTCCCCATTCTGCTGATTGTCCTGTGCGTCGTGAGCTGCAAGGCTCCGAGGAACGGGACAGGGCTTCTCCTTCCTAAGCCGATAGAGATACCGAAACTCATTCCGGTTCAAATCCCGCCCGATTCCGCCTGGCTGCGTGCCTACCTGGCGTGTGACAGCAACAACCAGGTGATTATGCAGGCTTTTGAGGAACAGAAGAGCGGTGGAGCAAACAGTTCCTTGAAACTTAATAACGGGATACTGGACTTTCATGCCGTATTCGTGCATGACACACTCTATATCCCCGGAAAGGATTCACTGATTTATGTCCCGGTAGATGTGCCCGGTCCTGTGACGAATGAACTGACGTGGTGGCAGGAATTGTGGATAAAGCTGGGAAAACTGCTGGCTTCGGGAATTGGCATATTTGCAGTTGTCCGGCTGATTTTAAAACGGTTCAAATAAATTACGAATAAGACGGATAACCGTTGGCCGAACTTATTCCGATACGAATCAAACGGTAGTTGAAACGAAATTAAATAGTATAAAAATTATGGCAGTAGAAGGATATGTTCATGGTAGTGACATGCTTGTCGGATTAATGCTTGAAGACGCTTTTTCCCCGTTGGGTCACTCAAAGACCTGTACAATCAGTAATAAGGCGGAAACCAAGGAGCGTGCCGTAAAGCCGACTTTGGCAGATAAGGTAGCGGCAGCTAGCGCCGGCAAATGGAAAGAAAAATCGGTGAGCGGCCTGTCGGTCGAAATCAGTTCCGAGGGTTTTAAATTCTATGGAGATGAAATGGGATATGACAAACTCCTGGAGCTTTGGGAAAAGAGTGAACCTGTGACGGTACGCTATGCGTTGCGCGGTGAAGAAACGACGAAATACCGTGAAGGGAAGTTTCTCATTACAAGCCTGGAAGAGACATCTCCTTCGGATGATGACTCCACCTATACCATCTCATTGGAAAACTCCGGCCCGGTAGCGACCAAGACTGTTGCTCCGAAAGAATAATGTATCACTTTTAATATTTGTATCTTACAATGAATAAAGTAATCATTTGTGCAAAAGAATATCCTTCCCGCGTTACGATGGGGGCAATGATCGACTTCAAACGTGAAACCGGTAAGGATGTAAACGAGATCGGTGCTGATATAGAGCAGTTGACCATGTTCATGTATTGTTGTGTGCGTAGTGCCTGCCGTGCCGATAAGATGGATTTCCAGTTGACCTTTGAACAATTTGCCGATGGCATCAACCTGGAAGACTTCACTGCTTTTCAGAACGGGATGGCAACTGAAGAAGACGGGGCAAAAAAAAAGAAGGGGACGAGAGCGTAACAATCGAATCTCTGATGGGGCTGGCGATGGGATGTGTCGGTATGTGTCTGAACGATTTCTGCCGTCTCACTCCATCGGAGTTTACAGCTGTCTTTGAGGCTTGGCAGCAAAAAGAAACGTATGCGGAACGTAGACAGTGGGAACAAGTACGCTTCCTGTCTTGTAGCATATTGAAGCCTTACAGTAAAAGAAGTTTAGAATTGACTGACGTATGCCGGTTCTCCTGGGATGCGCAACCTGTAAAGGAAGCGGAGGAAGAACCCAGTACACAGGAAAGATTCGATGAAATCAGGACTCTGTGGAATGGGGCTTGAGGTTTGGCTTTTCCTCTTCCAGTTCGTGGATGAGTTCATCAATATCCTTCCCGGTAATAGTGGAGTCGTCTTTTTTGAAGAGCCCATAGAGACCGATAATGATGAATAATACTATAAAGAAACCTCCAATAGTCATAACTGTTTGATTTTTACCTCACAAATATATGGAAAAAGTTTCATTTGACATCATACTTAACCTGAAAAATAATATTTCGGGAGCATTGGATAACGTCAGGAAGCAATTTGACGCCATAGACCAGGCGGCGGTTCAGGCATCTTCCAGTACCAACCGCTTTGGAAATATTTGCGGCAGATTGAAGATGCCCGACTTGAATGCATTTCTGGGAGTCGCTGAACGGTTGGGCGGTGTGCTGGGTGATTTGTCTCAGGGAGGAATGAACTTTGGACAATCCATGGCGGACCTTAGTTCTATTACCGGTATTGCGGGTGACGATCTGAAAGCTCTTGGTGAGAATGCACGTAAGGTAGGCCAGGACTCCGGCTTGGGGGCCGGCACGGCAGCACGCGCGTATGCAATTCTTGCCAGCCAGATAGATGTCGCCACTATCGGAATGTCCGGTTTGAATAACTTGCAGGAAAAGAGCGTGACGCTGGCACAAGCTTCCGGCATGAGCATCGACGCTGCCGCAACATCCCTTGCCGGAACTATCAACCAATTTGGACTGACGGCAAATGAGGCGGAACGGGTTATCAATGTGTTGGCGGCAGGAAGCAAATACGGAGCGGCCGAAATAGAAGAACTCTCTCAAAGTTTTAAGGTTGTAGGTTCCGCGGCTTCTGCCATGGGCTTGACTGTAGAGCAGAGTGCAGGGGCGCTTGAAGTGCTGTCCAAAGCCAACTTAAAAGGAAGTGAAGCCGGAACCGCTCTCCGCAATATCATCCTGAAACTAAATACTGAATTGGGGGTTGACCTGAGCCGTACTTCTTTATCCACAGCGCTGGACGCGCTGAAACCCCGGTTAACAGACGCTGCATACTTAAGTAAACTGTTCGGGATGGAAAACATAGCCGCTGCACAGTATTTAATACAAAACTCAACGGCTATTGAGGAGATGACACGAAAGGTGACGGGCACCAGTGTGGCTCAGGAACAAGCGGCTGTACGTACAGAAACGACGGCACACAAAATGGAAATACTGCGTGCAAAAGTAGATGATATAAAAATAAGTTTTGCCAACTTATTGGGTCCGACGTCTGCTTATGCTTCTGTAATAGGTGAAAACGCAGTTGTTCTGGCTTCGTTCTATCAGTTGGGCAATGGTGTGGTATCTGTGCTTGGCAAATACAATGTTGCCGCCAAAACGGCGGTTATAGCCCAAATGAGCTTTAACGGGGTAGTGAATCTGGGTAAGCGTGCCCTCTATATATATCAAATGCAAGTGCTTACTGCACGGGCGGCAATCGTTTCTACTACCGGTGCCACTAAGCTGATGAATATAGCAATTGCAGCCAGTCCGTATGTGCTTGCCGCTGTGGCTGCCGTGGCTCTGGGAGTCGCCATCTACAAAATGGCTACACGCAGCAGTGAAGCGGAGAAGGCACAAAAGCGTTTGGGCGACGCAATGGCGGATATGAACAAGGAAGTCACTGTAGAACGTTCCAGACTGGACAATTTGTTTGAACCGCTGAACCGGGCTAAGGAAGGCTCGGAGCAGTGGAATAAGGCAAAAGACAAGATTGTAGAGCAATATGGCGAATATCTGGCGAAACTGGGTATTGAAATAAAGGACGTGAATACAGCCCGTACTGCTTACGAGCAGCTTAGTCGTGCTATTCTTGATACAGCCCGCAGCCGTGCGTTGGATACCGCTACGGCAAATGCAGCGGAAACCTATGCGGATAAGGAAAGTGAGGCCTTAAAAAATATAAGAGAGAAACTTTATGCCGGTATTGGTTCCGGTGAAGGAAATATAACAGCCCGTGAGGCCGGGAAGGCATGGGGACAAATCCGCACTGCTGTTCGTTCCGGAGAGGATATTCCTGAAGAGGCACAGAATATTATAAGGAAATTAGGTAAAAGTATGACGAATTCCGAAGGGAAAACTTTTACCACTAATGTAGCCGGAACTTATATAACGAAACAAATATCCGGTGCAAAACGTGCGCGGGAAGCATACGAACGGGAAATAGATCAGGCAAGGTCTCTTTTTGGACAAACAGAAAAGATTCTTTCTTCCGCTTCCGGAACTAATCCGGCGGGAAATGGAACGGGAGGAAACGTGGGAGGTGATCCGCTTGAGAAGAAGGAGCTTACCTTGGCGGATATCAAGAAGAAAATAGAAGAACTCCAGGCTGCGCAACAAACTGCGTCAGACGAGGAGGGGCGTAGCATACAGGTTCAGATCAATCAGCTGGAGACTCTTAAGAAGGTTAAAGAAAAAGCGATGGGTATCGGCGGCGGTCCGACTTTCGCGAGCGGCAGTATCGATGCAATGAAAACTGAACTGTCTAAATATGAAAAAGAATTATCCACAAAACCTGTCGGACAAGCCTCTATAGAATTGCAGGTTAAGATTGACAAGTTAAAGAGCCAAATCGAAGGCGTAAAAATCTGGATTGAAAAGGAAGCTTTTAAGAACGCTCATGGTGAGATCAATGTAGGTGTAGTTCCTGCTTCCGATGCCGGACGTGCTCTTGGGCAAATGGCAGAAGATTTTCAGAATGAAGAGAATCGTAAACATCCCAAGCAAAAACCGGAGACATTAACGCATGGCTATATCAAGAAGATGAAACTTCCTGAATTTGATATGCCTAAGCTGGAACCTAAAAAATCAGGTTTTGAACAATGGAATGATGCTGTAGACAAAGCTTATCAGAAAAATCAGGATTTAGTAGAAGGCATGAGTGGTATCGGGAGTGTGATGGGCAGTCTTGGACAGGCGGTAGGCGGTGCCGCAGGTGAATGGTTGAACTGGGGCGCAAATGTAGTGCAAGCTGTTGCTGCGGCTATTCCGCAAATTACGACTTTATTGGGATTACAGACCACACAAGTTGCAGCTAATACGGCAGTTGCAGGTTCCGGCGCCGCAGCTTCAACAGCAAGTATTCCCGTTGTTGGTCCTATTTTGGCTATTGCCGCTGTAGCTAGCGTCTTGGCAGCTCTGGCAAGTCTTCCGAAGTTCGCAAATGGTGGACTGGCTTATGGTCCTACAATGGGGCTTTTCGGAGAGTATTCCGGTGCACAAAATAATCCGGAAGTAATTGCTCCACTTAACAAACTTCGTCAACTGATCCAGCCGTCCGGCGGTATGGGTGGAATTGTAAAATTCGAAATAGACGGTAGAATACTTCGCGGTGTTTTAAATAAGGTAGACCGTTATAATCAACGTACAAGATAAGGCAATGGAAAAGCAATTAAGATATCAGGGAGAATTCTTTAGCGTGGCAGGTGTGCTGTGGCGAGTGGAAATATGGCAGGATGCAGACGTTCCTTATCCTGCTGTTGCGGAACTCCGCTTTCCATCGGAAAGTCCGTTGGTCTTTGAATGGGCGGAAACGGATAAACTTGAACCTGTGCAGGGAAGTGCCGCTACCTTGGAAATAGTCAGCAAGGTAGACCGGCAGTATAAAGACCTATATACGGTTGAAGCCGGGAGTATTCGTATGGACGCGTATCGGAATGATATTTTATATTGGAGCGGCACATTGGATACGGAAATCTACGAAGAACCATTCTCTTATGAAAATGAATATGAAGTGAAGTTAACTTTCAGTGACTTTGCTTTGCTTGACCGGATGAACTTCTCTTTGAGAGGAACACGATCAATAAGCGGTTTGCTTGACAATCTTATAACTGAAACTAAAATTAATTACCAGCGGTTTGAAAGATATATATCAACTACCTGTCGTTCGGTTTCCGGTGAGATGCTGGATGGTGTAGGTATCAGCTGTGAAAATTTCTATGATGAAGAGGGAGTGCCGTTAACTATGCGGGAAGTACTTGATGAAATACTCCGTCCATTTGCTTTGCGCCTGATCCAACGTGAAGGGAAACTGTTTATTTACGATTTGAATGCTGTCCAAACAGATTTAAAACCCGAACAAATTCGTTGGGAAAGTGATGATGCAGTATTGGGAGTCGACAAAATATATAAGAATGTGACTCTGACTTTCAGCCCTTATCCGCAAAAGAGCCTTTATTCTACTACATTGACTGGAAAGATGCTCGATGAGGGCGCAGAACGGTATTATGTGGCAAAAGATTTGAGTAGAAGTCCATTTATTGATAATAATATCGGTTTCATGATCGACCTCAAAAAAACGGCTGGGGTAAGTGAAGAACTGGAGATCAGAACAGACAAAGCCCTGCTCTTCAGAATAATTCCTGTCTTTTCAGGAGGTGAGGCTTTCGGAATAGCCTCACGTGTCCGAAATGTTTATAAAACGCCACTGACTATTGTAACAGAGACACCTATAGATACTTCGGGAAGCGATTATGGGGCACCCTGGCTTTTTAAAGTGCGACGTACTATGTCATTGCCTGAAACTCATGTTGTATTTAATTTTGCTTCTCCGGGTGTCGTTTTAGATGGAAAATCCTGTTTGACAGATATAATGCTACGATTGAAAGTCGAAGCTATGATTGACGGTAGATATAACCCATTTGAAGAAGCGTCAGCATTGAATGGGAAGAGTGCTTATGAGGAAATGCAGGATATCAAAGAGTATAATATATCATACATATTGCGAGTTATTGATACGGATGGTAATATAAAAATGCACTATGAGAACAGAGTCTATGATAAGGAGTCTGAAGAAGAAGGTTTTTTCCGGTACTATAAAGAGATTAATGGAAAATGGGTGGATGGAGATATAGAACCGGGTACTCCTAAAATGACTTCTCTAAGATACTATGACAGTGGCGGATATACCGGATGGAGAGGTGGATGGCAGATGAATCGCGTTGGATACCTGCGTTCATATATTCCACGTTCAGCATCGGGAGAAGGTGACCTTATACCTATTCCGATCGGATGTCAAGGATGCACACTGGAATTGACAGTTGTGAGTTGCTTTTCACGTGTGGTTAATCCTCATAAGCATAACAGGCTTACAACTGACTCTTATACGACTCCACGATGGGTTTTATTTAAAATCCCGGAATTGACTTTGGTCAATCAATACGGTAAGGAAGTGGACGGCAATGACATTGAATATAAAACATGGCTCAATTCCTCTGCAAAAGAGGAAAAGAAGATTGAAACGATTGTAGGCACTCCACGAACCTCTGCGAATTTTGGTATGGGGATGCTCATGGATGTTTCATCACGTACGACATTGACCAGTTTTACCCGTGCTGGAGTAACTGCGTCGATAGAAAAACTTTTGATTGGTACATGGTATAGTAATTATAGCAGACGTATGAATATGCTTTCCGGTACTGCGCGCCTCCTAAATAATTTTGGAATATATACAGACGTGAATGAACCCGGTACATATTTGATGGTAGGTGATGTTCAGGATGTACGTGAAGATGAAAGTAACGTGAAATTGGCTGAAATAACCCCTGATAATTTTGAAGGGATAGAATATGAATAAAGACATTACCAACAATGAAAGAAAAATATAATATTGTCATATCAGAACGTCAGGCTGTTCCACGTAGCAAACGAATGCGTGAATCTGGACAGTCCATTTCATCCGCAGCTGTACTGGTTTCCGGTTCAAGTGGGGGAAACTCTTCCTGTGACGGTCATACACATACGAATCTGCCTGCCTTGGAACGTATTGGCTTTGATGAGAATGATGATAAATATTTGACGGTCCGCGTTGGCAGTGTGGATGATGGTACCGGTGAGTTGATTATTACTCATGAGAGAGCAAAGGCAGGTTATGCAGACAAGGCTCATGATTTGGATGATGATAGTCCGGTGAATGAGAGATTCCTTCGTAAGGATATAGATGATGAGACAGCGTTTTTGCTCAAATTGTTGGGTGGACTAATTGTAGATAACGGGCTAGACGTAACAAAGGGCATTTCTACAGATACGTTGACTGCAACGACAGCAACAACGCAAATACTCAACGTTCTTGATAAACTGATTGCGAAATCAGCGACTTTTTCCGACAATGTGACTGTATCTAAGAAAACGACAACGCTAAACTTACTCGTTCAAGAGCTTGCAGAAATACACGATCTAAGCGTATCTCACGTTGCAACTTTAATGGGTACAATAGTAAAGGACTATATATCTTCCGAGTCTTTTGTCAGTGGTTTTGGCGGCGAAGGAATGAAGATATACAAAGCGGTCACGGGTGACTGGAACATGGAAATTGATAATCTTACAGTTCGAAAGATATTTTCTGTGTTTGAATTGGTCGTTCAAAAGATAACTTATCAGGGTGGTATGATTATTCGTTCCGCCGCGGGTGGTAAATTGACCAAAGTGATCGACGGCGGTTCATATTGGAGATGCGAGCATGATAGCACGGATGATTTTGTTCAAGACGATCAAATAATATGTCAGGCGTTCACGGGTACGGCAACAAAACGTTATTGGCGTTTAGTTACTTCTGCCGGAGCGGGCTATTTTAATCTATCTAAAGTAGACTGTGAAGAAGGAAGCGGAATGCCCGAAACCGGAGATAATGTGTCAGTATTAGGCAACAGAACTAACACTGCTAGACAAAAAGCACAAATAGATTGCGCTGTTGGTGATTCCGCACCTTATCGGGATGACTACGACGGAATTAATTCCTATTCGCTTGTAAATCGGTTGATTACACGTACCGGAAATCTTAACGGTATTACTGATGCTGTATTCGGTATATTGACCGGCTCCGGTTTGTACGGCACTAATGTTTATTTAAAAGGCACATTTGTACTCCATTCCGGAAAGAAAATAGAGGAAGCAATCGACGATGTTAAAAACGATCTAAATGGAAGAATAACCGATGTAGAGACGAACTTTGAAATTCGTGAAGGACAAATTTCTTCTAAGATTAAAGAAGTTAATATTGCCGTATCGAACGCGAAACAGAGCGAAACGAACGCTTCCGGTTCGGCTACATCCGCCGGAGTTTCTGCAAATAACGCGTCTAAAAGTGCCACGGATGCACAAGGAGCAGCGACTAATGCCGGGAAGATATTGGAGGAAGTAACATTAAAAGAAAGTTCTGTAACTCAAACAGCCGGAGAAATTTCTACAAAAGTAACCGAAGTTAATAAAAAGGTAACCGAGGCGAATACTGCCGCTACAAATGCGAAAAACTCCGCTACGTCTGCATCCGGTTCTGCCGGAACTGCATCCGGTAAAGCGGGCGAGGCTGCAAATTCGGCAGCTAATGCAAAACAATCTGCAGATAATGCGGCGAAAGTCCTCGAAGATGTGACTTTGAAAGAAAGCTCTATCACCCAGACCGCCGGAAACATAACATTGCAGGTTACGGAAGTCACGAAGAAAGTAGTAGAAGCGAATACCGCCGCTACAACCGCTTCAACTAAGGCAGCAGAAGCATCTACAAGTGCCGGAACAGCTTCAACCAAAGCAGGGGAAGCATCTACCTCTGCAACTAATGCGAAAAACAGTGCTTCTACTGCTAGCACTAAAGCGGGAGAAGCTTCTACTTCCGCGGCAAATGCGAAAAATTCAGCAGATAGTGCAGCGGCAAAGCTCACTACCATTTCCCAAAAAGAATCTAGTATCAATCAGACGGCAAGTAGTATCACATTACAAGTTAAAGAGGTGACAACTAAAGCTAATGAAGCTGCTAATTCTGCAACAACCGCCGCAACTAAAGCGGGTGAGGCTGCTAGTTCAGCAACTAATGCGGCAAAAAGTGCTACAGACGCAAAGGCACTTCTCGATAATGTAGATGGCAAGTATGTAACCAAGACGGTATACGATTCAGAAATTAAGGTGTTAAGCGATAGTATTAATCTGAAAGTTGAAAAGACAGATTTCAACGTATTAGGATCACGTGTTGCTGCTGCGGAAGCGTCTATAAGTGCCCAAGCCGGACAAATTGCGCTAAAAGCCTCTCAATCATCCGTTAATGACTTAACCGGAAGAATGAGTACCGCCGAAAGTAGTATTACCCAGAATGCAGAGCAAATCAGCTTGAAAGTAACATCCACCGAAGCGGGTAATATTGCCGATGGCAAAGTTAATGCCCTAAAAAGTGATCTTCAGGCAACCGGAATAGACATAGTAAATCGAAAAGTAACCGTAACTGCCGATACCTTCCGCGTACAAGACAACTACGGAAACGCGATAGCGGTATTTAAAATCAATACTGCCGGAAAGCCTATTCTTAGGGCTGAAAATATAGATGTTGATAATCTTGTCGTTAAAAAACTTGCCGCTGTTGATGGCACTATTGGAGGCTTTAAGATTTCTGCTAATAGTATAGGGACAGGTTCTACCAGTATACCAACTATAGATAAAAAGGAGATGTTTCTTTACGATGATATGATTGGTTTTAATAGTAAAAATAGGCAAGTTATTGTAGGCCCGTTTAGTACAATGGGAGTCGATTATTTAGGAAGATTCTACGATCACCGTTCAAGACCTTATGATATAAATAGGGGTGTATCTATTAGTGTAGCCGGAGGACGAGATAATATAGCACTTGCTACCGAAGGCGGTATTGTAGTTGATGGCAAAAGAGGGATTGATGAATATATTGAAATCGCCCAGGTATGGCATAATGGGAGTACACGAACTAAAGTATTACAATTTAAAAATGGAATTTTATGGAGTGCAACTTGGTAATAATATTTAAATCACATAATTATGAAAATAGACTTTAGAAAAATCGAAGTGAAAGACATCGAAGGGAATAACAGTACCGTCGATATTGCAAAAGAGTTAGGTAATGCAATCTACAATAACACTACCGACTTGGGCGAATTGGAATTTGCGCAAGAAGTTTATAAACATGGCGAAGTGGAAGTAGATTCAGAAAAGGCAGAAATTATACGCAAATACATGGAAGTAGGACGTTTTTTCGCCTGCATCAAAAAAGGTGTATTTGATCTATTAGACAGTATTAACAATGAAAAATAAAAAGATTATGGCAACAAAAATTTTGAGTGAAAAAACAAGAACTACACAAGTAGAAGCGATCGCAAAAGAAGGTGAATATGAATATCAGACAACATATTCGTACAATGAAAATGGCATAACTCGTTTGCAGTGTTGTATTATCCAAAAAGCGAAAACAGATTTAGGCGAGCAAACTGTACACGCTGGGTATATGGCTTTAGAAGGTGATAGCAAGTCTATGAACTTTCCTACAGGTATTGACATGGTGCCGCATATCTCTATGTTCGAAAATATATTGAGGGAAGTAAATGCAGGACTAACTAAATAG